CCGTGGGGTGCTGACAAAGCTGGATCTGGGGTAATTACTCCCCTTCTCCGCTATGTCAGCTGATTCCCGACTAAGGAGGCAGTATGAGCAAGAAATTGAACCAAGCCCATAAAGCTTGGGCAGCCGCCTTGGTACGACTAAGGCGCAATGAGACGTGCTGGAAAGGGATACCCCTTTCCAAAAGGGACCACGCCACCTACACAGAATCAATCCTGTGTTGTTGGATGGTCGCTCACGATCTCTCCAATCGGTACGAGGGTCTCGCTTCCGCTCGGGAGTGGCTACCGTGGGCGCTGAACGCTGCGTCGACGGATGTCGCACTCTTGGGAGCGTTCTTATCGGACGCGGTAGATCTCCTACGGCAGTGTACATCTTCTGCTGTTAGAGATACTATTGGCGGATATGACGGGTTTAAACTCCGTCTTCGTGAGAAGGGTTACCCCAATTCAGGGGACCTTCTCGCTCCGATAAGTGGGGCAATCCAGAAGTTCTTGGACAACCCCGATCCTGATTCCTTTTTCCCTGTCTATCAAGTGCTATCGTTCCTCACCCATGTATCTCTAAAAGACCTTGACAATGGTCAAGATCTTGAAGATGAATACATAGCGCGTGAGATAGCCTTGAAGAGCCACAAAGTCCCGGCGTTCCTTATTGATGAGATGAACTCCATCATGAAGGAATGGATGCGAGGGTTTGAATTGAGTGATCGATTCATACCCAAACATGGTCCAGGCTCTGTGGCCATGCTTAAAGACAAAAGTCTCCAGTCGAAGTATGAGGATCTTACCTCAGACTCTCTTCTGGACTATGTCTTTTACAAGCATGCCGGCTTCTATCCCCAGTCGTTCTTTCCCCTTGAGTACTCACCGAAGAGGTTGGTGAGGCAGTCCGAGATGGTTCTTGTGGCCAAAAGCCTCAAGACCATGCGGACGATCTCTAAGGAGCCGGCCACTTTGCAGTATTTTCAGCAAGGTGTCCGCGAGGAGATCCAGCGATGGGTCTCTGAACATCCCTACCTGTCTAAGCGGATCGATTTTTCTGATCAGCAAAAACAGCGGGAACTGGCGTTAGAAGCGAGTCGTACTCGACAATTCGCAACTGTAGATCTCTCCGCAGCAAGCGATACTGTCCAGTACGACTTGGTGAAAAGGATATTCTCCGGTACAGCTCTACTTCCCTACTTGGTTGCACTGCGCTCACGGAGCACTGTGCTTCCTTCGGGTAAGGTTGTAGAGTTAACGAAGTTTGCGCCAATGGGATCAGCTTTAACTTTTCCCATTGAAACGCTCATCTTCGCCTGTATCGCAGAATGTACCGTGCGCTACGTGGCTGCGACTACTGGTGAGTATGACTCACAGTATCGTGTCTACGGGGATGACATCATCATTCCAGACCGTTGTCTAACGGATCTGGAACATCTTCTTCGATTCGCCGGATTTTCGGTGAACACGTCGAAGACGTACGGCGGAGACTATCGATTCAGAGAATCGTGTGGTCTCGACGCCTATGATGGTGTGGACGTAAGCCCTTTGAGAATCAGTCGAAATTTCTCGGCTGAGAGGGTTCACGCCCGTACCCCCGGGGTCTTCGCCGGCCGCTGCGAGTTCGCAAACTCTGCGAACGAGTACGGTTATGCTACTCTCCGCCGGTACCTCATCCGATCACTTCTGGATGAGTCCCGCTACCTTCCTCTTTTCTCCGAGGATGGCAGCAAAGGCGTGTTCTCTACTCAGCCGAGTAATTTCCATCTTCCAAGGAGGAAGTTTGGAGACTACCAGCGAGAAGAGGTCAGAGCAGCATCGGTATCGACGTATACCTCCAAGACTAGCCCATCCATTCGATGGGATTTCTCGAGGAAGTGTTACGCCGAGGCCGACGGTGGACGTGAGCGTGATGATCGCATTCGGTTGTTTGAGTGGTATCGCCGTACTGTTTATCGTACTGGTGACCCTCACGACCCTGATCATCGCGTTCTCGTAACCACGGGAAGCGCTGGAACATACCTATCTAGACGTTGGGTACCTCTACCCAACGAATAGGTGTGTTCCCTACATACAAAAGTCCTGTATGTAGTATAGGCTGGTGAAGGGAACACCACCCCTTATAGGGGTGGCGTGGGAGCAGTAAGATGTATGCTCTCACTCTGGTGTGGTTACTACAGTTG